GTGTTCCGGGATGCGGGCACGGACGAACGCGCGCGGCAGGTGTTCTTTGATGGCGAGGTGCCGATGTTGCAGGTGATCGTGCCGGATTTCGGCACGATCGAGGGGCCGTTCCAGATCACCGCGCTGGAATATTCGGGCAGCCACAACGGCGAGGCGGGCTATCAGCTGTCGCTGGCCTCGGCGGGCGCGCTGACCTTCGTGGCGCTGTAATGGCGAACCCGCATGCGGGCGAAGTCGCGCTTTGGCTGGATGGCAAGCGCCGGGTGTTGCGCCTGACGCTGGGCGCGCTGGCCGAGCTGGAGGCGGCGCTGGAGGCAGACAGCCTGATCGCGCTGATCGAGCGGTTCGAGGCCGGGCGGTTTTCCACGCGCGATGTGCTGGCGCTGATCGTCGCGGGGTTGCGCGGCGGCGGCTGGCAGGGCGAGGCGGCCGACCTGCGCCATGCCGAGATCCGGGGCGGCCCGGTGGAGGCCGCGCGGGTGGCGGCGCTGCTGCTGGCGCGGGCCTTTGCCGGGCCGGGCGCGGCATGAGCCGGCGCCGGGCGCGGCGGCGTGCGCCCCGCCTGACGCTGGCGCCGCCCCGGGCCGCGACGGTGGATGCGCCGCTGTTCGACTGGGCGGGGCTGATGCGCGCGGGGCTGGGGCAGCTTGGCCTTTTGCCGCGCGAGTTCTGGGCGCTGACGCCGTTTGAATTGCGCGTGATGCTGGGGCTCGAGGTACATGCCCCGGCGCTGACGCGCGCGCGGCTGGAGGAACTGGCCGCGCGGTTTCCCGACAGGATGAAGGGACGAGAGGATGGCTGAGGGCGAAGACCTGAACGAGCGTGTCGCGGCGCTGGAGGCGAGCCTGGCGGGCGCGCCGGGGCTGGTGGCGCAGTTCGATGGCGCGTTGCAGCAGATGAGCCGCACGCTGGTGTTCACGGGGCGCGAGGTGGACAGCCTGTCGCGCGGGATCGGCGGCGGGCTGCGGCGGGCCTTCGACGGGCTGGCGTTCGATGGGCTTCGGCTGTCGGACGCGCTGCGGATCGTGGCGAAATCGATGATCGACGGCGTTTATTCCGTCGCGATGCGTCCGGTGCAGAACGCGCTTGGCGGCGCGGTCGCGCAGGGGCTTCAGGGCGCGATGTCGGCCTTGCTGCCGTTCGCGCAGGGGGCTGGCTTTGCGGAGGGGCGCGTGATGCCCTTTGCCGATGGCGGCGTGGTGAGCGGGCCGGTGGCCTTTCCCATGCGCGGCGGCGCGACGGGCCTGATGGGCGAGGCCGGCCCCGAGGCGATCATGCCGCTTGCGCGCGGCCCGGACGGGCGTCTGGGCGTGCAGGCGGCGGCTGGCGCGGGGCGGCCCGTGACCGTGGTTTTCAACATAACGACGCCGGATGTCGCCGGGTTCCGCCGGGCCGAGGGCCAGATCGCGGCGGACATGGGCCGCCTTCTGGCGCGCGGCGATCGCAACAGGTGAGGCAGGGCAATGGCATTTCACGACATAAGGTTTCCGCCCGCGCTGAGCTTCGGATCGCGCGGGGGGCCCGAGCGGCGCACCGAGATCGTGACGCTGGCGAATGGCCATGAAGAGCGCAACACCCCCTGGGCCGACGCCCGGCGGCGCTATGATGCGGGCGTCGGACTGCGATCGCTGGACGATGTCGAGGCGCTGGTGGCGTTCTTCGAGGCGCGGGGCGGACAGTTGCACGCCTTTCGCTGGAAGGACTGGGCGGATTACCGTTCGGCGCGCGCATCGTTGCCGATCACTGGGTTGGACCAGAGCCTCGGGTTCGGGGACGGGGTGCGCACGGTGTTCCGGTTGCGCAAGGGCTATGCCTCGGGCGCGCAGGTGTATTGGCGCCCGGTCGCCAAGCCGGTGCCAGCCAGTGTGCTTGTGGCGCTGGCGGGCGATCCGGTCGTGCTGGGGTTACAGGCCGGGCTGGATGCCGACACGGGCGAGATCGCCTTTGCCACGCCGCCGGCGCCGGGCGCCGAAGTCACGGCGGGGTTCGAGTTCGACGTGCCGGTGCGGTTCGACACCGATCGGATCGAGGTGTCGGTGGCGAGTTTCCATGCCGGTGAAGTGCCGCGCGTGCCGGTTGTCGAGGTGCGGCTATGACGGGGGTGCAGGCACATCTGGACACCGGGGCCACCACGCTTGCGCGGGCCTGGGCGGTGACGCGGGCGGATGGCGTGGTGCTGGGGTTCACCGACCATGACCGCGACCTGGAATTCGAGGGCATCGTCTTTCGCGCGGCATCGGGGATGACGGCGCGGGCGCTGGCGCAGACCACGGGGCTTTCGGTGGACAATTCCGAAGCGCTGGGGGCCTTGCGCGATGCGGGCCTGCGCGAGGCCGATATCGCCGCCGGGCGCTATGACGGGGCGGAGGTGCGGATCTGGCTGGTGAACTGGGCGGACGTTGCGATGCGCGCGTTGGAGTTTCGCGGCACGCTGGGCGAAGTGACGCGCGCGGGGGGCGCGTTTCGCGCCGAGTTGCGCGGATTGACCGAGGCGCTTGGGCAACCCTTGGGCCGTGTGTACCGCGCCGGGTGTGCGGCGGTGCTGGGCGACGACGCCTGCGGGTTTGACCTGCAGCAGCCCGGATACCATGCCGAGGTGCCGGCCGAGACGATCGAGGGTGCGGTATTTCGCTTTGCCGCGCTGCCCGGCTTTGACGACCGCTGGTTCGAGGGCGGGCGCATCGAGGTGTTGGGCGGCGCGGCCGCCGGGCTTGCGGGTGTCGTCAAGAACGACAGGCTTTCGGCGGCGGGCCGGGTGATCGAGACGTGGCAGGCCCTTGGGGCGCCGGTGATGCCGGGCGATCTGCTGCGGATCACCGCGGGCTGTGACAAGCGGGCGTCGAGCTGCCGCCTGAAGTTCGACAATTTGCTCAATTTCCGGGGATTTCCCGATATTCCGGGTGATGATTGGCTGATGGCGCATCCCCGCCAGGGCGGGTTGAACGACGGCGGGAGCCTGAAGCGATGAGCATCGCGCGGGCTGCGGTGGCCGAGGCGAGGGCCTGGATCGGCACGCCCTATGTGCACCAGGCGTCGGTGCGGGGGGCTGGGGCGGATTGCCTTGGCCTTGTCCGCGGGGTGTGGCGCGCGCTTTACGGGGCCGAGCCCGAGGACGTGCCGGCCTATACGCCGGACTGGGCCGAACCCGCCCGGCTCGAGGTGCTGCACGCGGCGGCGGTGCGGCACCTGTTGCCCCTTGGGGCGGGCGCGCCCGCGCCGGGCGACGTGCTGCTGTTCCGGATGCGCGCGGGCGCGGTGGCCAAGCATCTGGGCATCGTGTCCTGCCCGCGGGGGCTGCTGTTCATCCATGCCTATACGGGCCACGGGGTGATCGAGAGTTCGCTGAGCGCGCCCTGGGCGCGGCGGGTGGTGGCGCGGTTCGCCTTTCCGTCGCGCGACATCTGACATTTTTCCGAAGGGGGCCGTGATGGCGACGATTGTTCTGGCGGCGGCGGGGGCGACCATCGGGTCGGGTTTTGGCGGGGCGGTGTTCGGCCTTTCGGGCGCGGTGATCGGCCGTGCGGTGGGCGCCAGCCTTGGCCGCGTGATCGACCAGCGGCTGCTGGGGGCGGGTTCGCAGGCGGTCGAGACCGGCCGGGTCGAGCGGTTTCGCCTGACGGGGGCGGGCGAGGGCGCGCCGATCGCGCGTGTCTGGGGCCGGATGCGGCTAGGGGGGCAGGTGATCTGGGCGTCAGGCTTTGTCGAGGATCGCGCGGTCAGCGGCGGCGGCAAGGGCACGGCGCGCCCGGCGACCGTCAGCTACAGCTACAGCGTGAGCCTTGCCATCGCGCTGTGCGAGGGCGAGATCACCGGGATCGGGCGGATCTGGGCCGATGGCGTCGAGATCGGGCGCGAGGAATTGACCTTGCGCGTCTATCGCGGCACGCCTTACCAGTTGCCCGACCCCAAGATCGAGGCGGTGGAGGGCGCGGGCACCGTGCCCGCCTATCGCGGCATTGCTTATGTCGTGATCGAGGATCTGGCGCTGGGACGGTTCGGCAACCGCGTGCCGCAATTCAGCTTCGAGGTGGTGCGCCGCGCGGCGGCAGGGGATGTGCCCGACCTGACATCGGGTTTGCGCGCCGTCGCGCTGATGCCGGGAACGGGCGAGTATGCGCTTGCGACGACGCCCGTGCATTACGCCAAGGGGCCGGGCGAGAACGTGTCGGCGAATGTGAATTCGCCCTCCGGAATGGCGGATGTGGAGACATCGCTTGTGGCGCTGCGCGAGGAATTGCCGAATGTCGCGTCGGTGTCGCTGATCGTGTCATGGTTCGGGGACGATCTGCGGTGCGGGCTGTGCACGCTGCGGCCCAAGGTGGAATTCGCCGGGCAGGACGGTGTCGGGATGCCCTGGGAGGTGTGCGGGCTGCCGCGCGCGCAGGCGCAGGAGATCGCGCGCGTCGAGGATCGGCCCATCTATGGCGGCACGCCTGCCGATGCATCCGTCGTCGAGGCGATTGCGGCGATCCGGGCGGGCGGGCAGGAGGTGCTGTTCTATCCCTTCATCCTGATGGAGCAGATGGCGGGCAACACCTTGCCCGATCCCTATTCCGGTGGTGCGGGGCAGGCGGCTTTGCCGTGGCGCGGGCGGATCACCACAAGCCTGGCGCCAGGGATTGCCGGTGGTCCGGACCGGACGGCGCAGGCCGAGGCTGAGGTAGCCCTGTTCTTCGGCGATGTGCAGGCGGGGGATTTCGCGCTGGACGGCGCGCGCGTGATCTATTCCGGCCCGGATGAGTGGAGCTATCGCCGTTTCATCCTGCATTACGCATGGTTGTGCAAGGCGGCGGGCGGCGTCGATGCATTCTGCGTGGGATCGGAGATGCGCGGCCTCACGCAGATTCGCGGGGCGGGCGACGCCTTTGTCGCGGTGGCGGCGCTGCGCGCACTGGCGGCGGATGTGCGCGCGATCCTTGGGCCGGAGTGCAAGATCTCCTACGCCGCCGACTGGTCGGAATATTTCGGCTATCTGTCGCCCGAGGGGAACCGGTACTTTCACCTCGATCCGTTCTGGGCGGACGACACCGTCGATTTCATCGGGATCGACAATTACATGCCGCTGTCGGATTGGCGCGACGGGGCCGATCATGCCGATGCGGGCGCGGGGTCGATCCATGCGATAGAGTATCTGCGCGCGAATATCGAGGGCGGCGAGGGGTTTGACTGGTTCTATCCCGGCCCCGAGGCCGAGGCGGCACAGCTGCGCGTGCCCATCACCGACGGCGCCTATGGCGAGCCTTGGGTGTTTCGCTACAAGGATCTGCGCAGTTGGTGGAGCCTGCCGCATTTCGATCGCGTGGACGGGGTGCGCGCGGCGGTGCCCAGCGCCTGGGTGCCCGGTTCCAAGCCGTTCTGGTTCACCGAGTTCGGCTGCGCTGCGATCGACAAGGGCACCAACCAGCCCAACGTCTTTCTTGACCCGAAGTCATCGGAATCGCGGGTTCCGAAGTATTCGAGCGGGCGTCGAGACGATTTGATCCAGATGCAGTATTTGCGCGCGCACCTCGCGCATTGGGCCGACCCGGCGCGCAACCCGGTGTCGGATATCTATGGCGGGCCAATGGTGGACATGGCGCGCGCCCATGTCTGGGCCTGGGATGCGCGCCCCTTTCCGCAGTTTCCGGCGAACCGCGCGCTGTGGAGCGATGGCGACAACTGGGCGCGCGGACACTGGGTTTCGGGGCGGGTGGCAGCGCAGCCGCTGGCCAATGTGGTCGCCGAGATATGCGCCGCAGCGGGTGTTGCGGACGTGGATGTCTCGGGGCTGCATGGGCTTGTGCGCGGATATGTGGCGGGGGCCGTGGAAAGCGCGCGGGCCAGCTTGCAGCCGCTGATGCTGGCGCATGGGTTCGATGCGGTGGAGCGGGACGGCCGCCTGATCTTCCGGATGCGCGACGGGCGGGTGCGCGCGGCGCTGGGGCCGGATGATCTGGCGGTGCGCGGGCAGGGGGCCGCGGGTGCCATCGAGCGGGTGCGCGCGCCGCGCGCCGAGATGGCGGGCAGGGTGCGCATCGTGCATGTCGAGGCCGAGGGCGATTTCGAGACGCGTGCCGCCGAGGCGGTCTTTGCCGACGATTCGGCGCCGACGGTGGCACAGACGGATCTTCCGATGCTGCTGACGCGTGGCGAGGCGCGCGTGATGGCGGATCGGTGGCTGGCCGAGGCGCGGATCTCGCGCGACGGGGCGCGCTTTGCATTGCCGCCGTCATCGCCGCTTGGCGCGGGGGACGTGGTACGGATCGACACCGGCGAGGGGCCGGCGCAGGACTGGCGGATCGACCGGATCGACAGGGCGGGCGCGCTGGCGGCCGAGGTGGTGCGCATCGAGGCGGGCGTCTACCTGCCATCGGACGCGGTGGAAGAGCCGGTGCGCCTGAGGCCGTTCGTGCCGCCCGTGCCGGTACTGCCTCTGTTCCTCGACCTGCCGCTGATGACCGGCGAGGAAGTGCCCCATGCGCCGCATGTGGCGGTTCGAGCCGTCCCCTGGCCGGGATCTGTCGCGGTGTATTCGGGGCCCGAGGATGCGGGATACGTGTTGAACCGGGTGCTGACGGCACCGGGGACCATAGGTGTGAGCGAAAGCGCCTTGTTACGGGCTGCGCCGTGGCGCTGGGACAGGGGCCCGGCGTTGAGGTTGCGGATGGCGGGGCCGCTTGCCTCGGCCGCGCCAGAGGCGGTGCTGGCGGGCGCGAACCTGATCGCGATCGGCGACGGTGCGGGCGCGTGGGAGCTTTTGCAATTCGCGCAGGCGCAGATGGTGGGGCCGGATCTGTGGGATCTGTCGGTGCGGTTGCGCGGGCAGTTCGGCACCGAGGCCGACATGCCCGAGGTTTGGCCCGCCGGGATGTGGGTTGTCGCGATCACGCCCGCGCTGGAGCAGATCGACCTGCCCGAGGCCGCGCGCGGCCTTGCGCGGCATTACCGGATCGGGCCGGCGTTGCGGCCGCTGGATGACCCGTCTTTCGTGCACGAGGTTGTGGCCTTTGCGGGCAATGGACTGCGCCCCTATGCGCCGGCGCATTTGCGCGCGGTTCCCGGCGCGGGGGGGATCGATCTGTCGTGGGTGCGGCGCACGCGGGTGGGCGGCGACAGTTGGGCAGGCTTCGAGGTGCCGCTGGGCGAGGAAACGGAAACCTATGCGCTGCGCGTGATCGATACGGGCGGCGCGGTGCGTCGCGAGGTGGTGCTGGGCGCGCCGGGCTGGAACTATGCCGACGCGCTGCGCATCGCCGACGGCGTGAGCGCGCCCTACCGCATCGCGGTGGCGCAGATATCGGGGCGTTTCGGCGCGGGGCCATTCACGGAGATCGAGATCGATGGTTGAGACGGTGCAATTCGGGCTGCCGCTTGTGCAGGCGGCGCAAGCGCAGAAACATGTGACGGTGAACGAGGCCTTTGCGCGGCTGGACGCGCTGGCGCAGATCACGCTGGAGTCGCGGACGCTGACGGTGCCGCCCGCGGTGGCGGACGAGGGGCGCGCCTGGGCGGTGCCCGGCGGGGCGGTGAACGCCTGGGCGGGGCAGGGCGGGCGCATCGCCATTTTCGCCAATGGCGGATGGGTGTTCGTTGCGCCGCGCACGGGGTGGCGGGCCTGGATCGGAGACGAACATCTTGCCGCCACCTTTGACGGCGAGGCCTGGCGCGCGGGTGCGCTCGCGCTGTCGCCTTCCGGGGCGGCGGCGATGTTCCGGATCGTCGAGTTCGAGCACGTATTGGGTGCCGGACCGAGCGAGAGCACGGCTGTCGAAGTGCCCGCGAACGTGATGCTGTTCGCGGTGACTGCGCGGGTTGTCGACGACATCACCGGCACGCTGGCAACGTGGCAACTGGGCGCGCCGGGGTCGCCCGACAGGTTCGGATCGGGGCTCGGCCTGGGGCAGGGATCGTTCGCGCGCGGGCTTCTGGGGGCGCCACTGGCGTATTACGCGCCCGAATCGCTTATCCTGACGGCCCAGGGAGGCGATTTCGCAGGCGGGCGCGTGCGACTGGCGATGCAGTTCTTCGAGGCGGCGCTGCCCGGTGTCTGA